AAACAGATGCGCACGAAATCTGGTTAGAGGTAAAAAAAATCCAAGCCAAACAAAAAGACTGGAAAGATATAATAATTGAAAACGACAATACACAGCTAAAATATCCTTTTACTGACATGGATATAAAAACACTAAAAAAAGAATTGCAACTATCAAATACTAAGATAGCTGAGTTCTTTGATTTAACACCTATGGCATTTGCAAATAGCACTGCAAAAAGTAGGTATGAACAAGCTTTATGTAAATTCTATGAGTTTGTAAAGAAACACGAACGCAAAGAAAATTAAACATAACGGATACCGTGTATGGAATCGGTTTTTAACGGATAAAAAGAACAAAATGGAAATAGATTACGACAAAGATTTTAAAAAGGTAATGATTGAACTACAAACCAATTTTGGTTGGAGTAACATTGAGGTATTACCTGACAGTTATAGAGACTTACTGAATGATACGATAAAGGCAGTTAAAAACTGTTCTATACACGATGTTAGCGTTTCGTTTGATAAAGGCTATGACTTAGGTTATAAAGATGCAACAAGTGAGGCGTGTAAAGAAATTGAAAAGAATTACAGACCAAATGAACGCTAACGCCAGGCTATGCGGTCGTTTTAATGCCGTTTTAGCCATTGTTAGGCACTTTTATTTTAATAGATAAAAACAAATATAATGAGATACGAAAAAATGTATGTTATTGAAAAAAGAAAAGAAGTACCTATTGATCAACTCCTACAATTACTTAGGATTGTTTGGGATGGCGATTTAATTTCAAAATCAGATAGAGATATTTTAGTTGAAATGGGTTATGCAGAACGTGAAAGCGGTTTTCAAATAATAACTCCAAAAGGAATTAGGTATCTGGTTGCTAACGGGTTCATAGCAGCGTAGGCAAAATGAAAGATAACGTAATTAATAAACATAGTAAAAGATATGGAAAAACAAATTTTAAAAACTGCAAAAGACCTTAAACAAGGCAAAATAACAGGACAAGAAGCAAAAGACCTTTTATTAGGTTTATTTGGTGTTAGCGATAGTTATTTAATGGGTGTTAAAGAATTTGGGTTAAAATTAGATTACAGCCACGAAGCAGATGGTAGAAAATTTCTTGAAGTGTTTGCAAAGGATGGTAAACTTAAATTCCAAGAATGGTGTAAGTATAAAGATGGTAGTTTTAATTATCGCTGACGCCAGGCTAAACGGTCGTTTTAATGCCGTTTTAACTAGTGT